ATGCAGATAGAACGTATCAATTATGATGTAGTGGCTAGAGATACTATTATACCTGAAGACATTAATTATGTAACTTACAGTAGATTAACAGTCGGAGAAGTTAAATTACGTCAACCTGCGATTGCATCACAGTATGTTTGGGTAACAGTTAATGGAGAATTATTAACTCCTAATGTTGATTATTATGTAACTACTGACAAGGCTAATGTAAGATTAATTAAGCGTCCGTCACTAGATGACGTAATTGACATCTTGCACTTTACAGCACCTGCTAATGTTGCTAAATTTGCATACAGACAATTTAAAGATATGTTAAACAGAACACACTTTAAGCGTTTGGATGCAGCAACAACTACTCTTGCACAGCCGTTAAATTATTACGATTTACGAATTGAATTAGTTGACGGCAGTGAGTTAGCAGAGCCTAACAAAGGCCGCAATTTGCCAGGTATTGTTTTTATTGCAGGAGAGCGTATCGAATACTTTGTTAAAGAAGGTAATACACTACGTCAACTACGTAGAGGAACACTAGGAACTGGTGTTAAGAATGTTTACGAAGTAGGCACTAATGTATATGATCAAAATATTAGCAAGACTGTTCCTTACAAAGACAGAACTCTTGTAGAACACTTTAATCCTTATGCAGACGGCTTAACTAATACATTTGAAATAGGGTTCCCAGTAAATTCAGTTGATGAAATTGAAGTATTTGTAGAAGGGCGCCGTATACGTAAGTCTGCTATAGAAGTGTTTAATCCAACGATTGCACTTGATAGCCCTGAAGGCGATACAACTAGCATTGAAGAATTTACACTAGTTAATAATGCAGTAGTACTAAACACTGCGCCATTAGCAGCAGATCCTACAATCAAAGTTAGAGTAACCGTAATAAAGAAAGTTGGTCAGGCTTGGACCTTAGAAGGTACAAACTTAGGCGATTCAGAAAATTCCATTGCACGATTCTTGCGAGCAGGAACTTCGGCGCTACCCGAATAAATACAGTATAGGAAATTTAAATGAGCGATAACATGCAAGACACAAACGGAGTACTAGTGCAGGGGCACATCAAAATATTTGACCCTGAATCACAAAAAGTTTACATTGACAAGCGCAATGCAATTCATTATGAAAACATGAGTATTGCACTTGCTGAAAGTTTGAGCAATGCAGGTCAAGGATTTATTTATGAAATGAGCTTCGGTAACGGCGGCACAAGTGTTGACCCTACTGGTATTATTACATATTTGACACCTAACAGCACAGGTACAAATGCAAGTTTGTATAATCAAACGTATTCTAAAGTAGTTGACGATCGTAGTGTAAACAATACTGATCCTGCTAGAAATAAACTTGAGACTAGACACGTAAGTGGTACTAACTATACTGATATTATTGTAAGTTGTTTGCTCGATTACGGCGAGCCAAACGGCCAAGATGCATTTGATACAGCAAGTGCAACAGATTCGCTATATGTATTTGACGAATTAGGGTTGCGTAGTTACGCCACAGACGGTACTGGTAGACTAATTACACATGTTATTTTCCACCCAGTACAAAAGAGTTTGAATAGATTAATTCAAATTGATTACACAGTCCGTGTACAAAGTTTAGCAGGTTAAGGAGTAGATAATGGCATACGAAATTAGATACACTGATACTGTTAATAAAGGCTCAATTTTTATTGAAGACAGTACATTAAATTCAGAAACAAGTCTAAGTTTACCAGGTAGATTTACTACTGCATATGGACAAGCAGTAAGCGAAAACTTTTTACATTTACTAGAAAATTTTGCAAATGATAGCGCACCTAGTCGTCCTGTAGAAGGACAAATTTGGTATGATACATCTATAAATGTTAATCAATTAAAAGTATATGATGGCACAAATTGGGTTGCAGCTGGCGGCCTAAAAAAAGCAAGCTCAGAACCTTCAGTTTCAAATAGTTTAGCAGGCGATTTATGGGTAAACACTGAAAGTCAACAATTATATTTGTTTACAGGTAGTGCATGGGTCTTAGTCGGCCCTCAATTTAGTGACGGATTGTTAACTGGTGCACAATCACAGAATATTATAGGAACTGATGACGTAGGATACAACGTACTTGCAATTAAAGTTGAAGACGAACCGGTTGCTATTATTAGTAGTCAAGCGTTTATTCCTAAAACAGCAATTAAAGGATTTAGATCTGGTATTAATGCAGGTTTTAACATTAGTACAGAACCGCTAGTAGGAACACAAGTATTAAAATATTTTGGAACTTCTGAAAAAGCTGAAAACTTAATTGTTGCAGGTGCAGTTGTTCCTGCAAGTAATTTCTTAAGAGGTAATGCAAGTTCAACTACTAACTTTGATTTAAACGTTAAAAATAACGAAGGTGTTACAATTGGTACAGGCGGACAGCTAACGATTGGTGTCGACGGCGAAGCTGGACTAATTCAACATAATACTAACGGTGCTAATATTGACATTAGACTACGTAACGGAAACATAACTCCAACTGTAGTTAGAATTGATGCTCAGGGACTAGTAGGATTTAATAACAGTGCTCCTGAGCAAGCAGTTGATGTTAATGGAAACATAAGAGTTTCGCCTAGAACAGGTGAAACTGATTCTGGATATTTACAAATAACAAGTACTATAGACAGCACTGATTTGGGCGTAGGTAGTATTCTTACAGCAGGCGGCGCAGCAATTGCTAAAAACGTAATTGTCGGCGGCGATCTAAATATGATCGGTGAAGGCGACATTATTAGTGCTAATGTGTTTCCTGATTCAAATTCAACAAGGTCAATAGGTAGTTCATTATTAAAATTTAATCAAATACATGCTACAACATTCTACGGAAATGTTCAGGGTAACGTAAGTGGAACAGTTAGTGGCCGCGCAGGCAGTGCAGATAGACTTGCTAGTGCAACTACATTTACGTTAAGCGGCGATGTTGAGCCAAACAGTTTTTCTTTTGATGGACAAACTGGCGGAAGCACTAAAACATTTAATGTTTCAATCGCTAATAGTTTTATATCAAATAAAACAGTAACATATGATGCAAGCAATGCTGACGAATTGTTATTAAACGTAACTACAGGAACAACGGGTGTTTATAAAATTACTAAGCGTAATTTTCTAAAATCAATACCATTGGTGCCTCCGGGTGCAATTATGCCATTTGGCGGAACTGAAGCACCAACTGGATGGTTAATATGTGACGGAAGTGAAGTTAAACGTTCTGATTTCACTGAGTTATATAACGTAATTGGATTTAACTTTAAAGACCCTGCACTATTATCTGATGCTGGTGTTAACTATTTTGCGCTTCCGGACATGCGTGGTAGATTCCCACTAGGTCTTGATAACTTGGGAGGCCCAAGTGCTAATAGAGTTACTAATGCTGCGGCTGACCAAATCGGCGGAAACTTAGGTGCAGAGTCAACTTCAATTGGAATTGATAACTTACCTGAACATGAGCACGATATGGAAGGTAGTAACGGTAACCAATACTACGGAATTCGTGAAGCATCTGGTGCAGCAGAAGACGTTGGCGCAATTACCCTTTCGATAGAACCAGGGCTAGGCGGCACACAAGGTCTAGCACAAAGTGGTGGTGTAAAAACAACAGGTGTATTAGGCACTGCATTAAATGTAATGAACCCATACTTAGCATTAAATTATATAATTTACACTGGAAAATAAAACATGAGTTATCAACTAAACAAGACAGACGGAACACTGCTAACAGATTTAATCGACGGGCAAATTGATAATAGTAGCACTAACCTTGTGTTAGTTGGTAGAAATTATTCCGGGTACGGTGAATATTTTAATGAAAACTTTATTAAGTTATTAGAAAGTTTTGCAAATACTGCTGCTCCTAGCAATCCGTTAACAGGACAGGTATGGTGGGATGTAACTGATCAGCGATTAAAAGTATACGACGGTGCAGTATGGAAAGCATCCGGCGGACCATTTGTACAAGATTCGCGACCACAAATGGTTGCCGGCGACTTATGGATTGACAACCTAAACAATCAGTTGTATGCATATGACGGAACAGATACTATATTAATTGGTCCACAATATACTGCTACTCAAGGGCAAAGCGGATTTGTAATTGGAAGTTTGTTAGATTTACAAAGTCGTTCACGTACTGTTTCTTATTTGTATATAGGCGGAACACTGTCTGGAGTGTTTAGTAATTTAGAATTTACACCAATTTATTCTCAGAGAATATTAGGACTAGTTACTGATACAAATCCAAATGGAACAATATACGAAGGCTTTAATATTATTAATAAAGATACATTTAAGTATCACGGAATCGCATCAGGCGCTAACTCACTTGTAACAGGTACAGGCGTTGTTAGAACAGCTGACCAATTTTTACCATCAGATTCAAATGGTATTACAGTAGGAACTTTAACTGTACAAAACTCAGGTGGATTAACAATCGGTCTGTCGCAAAATAACGTACAAAAAGTTGTTGGCCCACGTTTTTATATTGAAAATCAGCTTACAGATCACGATTTAAGTTTGCGTGTTAAATCAAGCGCATATGGATCGGTTACAGTTGATGGTATTTACATTGATGCAAGCGAAGGTCGCGTAGGTATATTTACAACAGATAGACTTCCTGAGTATACTTTAGACGTAGAAGGCGATTTAAGAGTAACTGGAAACTTATTAATTGAAGGCGATACTACAAGTATTGATGTTGCAACTTTAAGAGTAGAAGATAAAAACATTGAAATTGCAAAAACAGCTGACGGTACAGTGCTTGATCAAGCTGATGCAGATAACGCAGGTTTAATATTAGACATTACTGAAGCAGCAGTTCCTAAACAAAAGCTTCTTACTTGGAAACAAGCTACTAATGCATGGACATCTAACGTAAACGTAAACGTCAGCGACACTGCTAAATCTTTTATGATCGGCGGCGTTGCAAAATTATCCAATACTACTTTAGAATCTACAGTTATTAACAGTAGTTTAGAAAATTTAGGAACGCTAACAGAACTACAAGTTGATGAAATTAATGTCAACGGTAAAACAATTAGTTCAACTAACGATTTGCGAGTAGTCTCAACAGCAGGTATTTCTATTACAGCAGCGGGCGATATTGCTATTGCAGATAATCAAAAGATTACCGGACTTGCTACACCAAATAACGATCAAGATGCTGCAAATAAATTATATGTAGACACAAAAGTTGCAGTAGAAACAATTGCATTTAGTATGGATATTACCGGTCTTGGTAGCGGAGTGACTTTGCAAAATGCAGTAGCAGCATACTTGGCAGATATGTATCCAGTAAGTTCAATAAACGCAAACAAACTTGCAAAGATACATGCTACTTCCTATGCAGGTGCAACAGTTGACGGCGTTAACGTTGAAGCAATTAAAAATGTAAGTTATATTGCAGTTGATTCAAATGGTACACAAAATGAATCAGTAGTGCAAGATGTAGTTTTTGCTCCAGAAGGCGCCTCGGGACTAGTTGTTCTTACACCAACAAGGTCATTAATGGTATATAAAGCAGTAGGTAACGCCTGGGCGCACCAGACAACTACAGCATATTAAAAAACGATAAATAATAGATAGTACTAGGGGTTAAACTAACATGGCATATCAAATTGATAGATATAATAATACATTATTAACAGTTGTCGAAGACGGCACGGTTGATCAAACTACCGATCTTAAATTTATCGGTAAAAACTATGCCGGTTACGGCGAAATCCAAAACGAGAACTTTCTTTATTTACTTGAAAATTTTGCAGGAGCAAATCAACCAGCAAGACCATTAAGTGGACAAGTTTGGTTTGATACTGCTGGAAGCAAACTTAAATTTTATGACGGCGCAAAATGGCGCACTACTGGCGGCGCTGAAATTGGATCAGCTGAACCAACTGGTTTAGCAGTTGGAGACTTTTGGTGGGACTCTGGCAATGATCAGTTATATGTATATAACGGTACGAACTTTGTATTGATTGGCCCACAAAACGCAGGCGAAGGTGTAACCCAAATGCAAAGTCTAGAAGTTCTAGACGATATTGGCGGCGTAAGAGGAATTATTGGCGCAACTATCGAAGACGAAGTTGTTATGGTTATTAGTCCGACAGAATTTACATTATCAGATGCTACTCCAGTAATTGGTTTTGATAGAGTCAAAAAAGGTGTAACTCTTGTTAATACTAAATTAGATACAAGCGGTGTTACATCAACACCGCATTATTTCTGGGGAACAGCTTCTAATTCATTAAAATTAGGTGGCAGAGATGCATCAGAATATGTATTAACAGCAGTTGGCGAAAATACAATATTCAGCTCAGTTGTAGAATTTCCAGATGCTGGACTTTTTGTAGGCGACTCGCAAGATCTTCAAATAATTGTTGAAAATGGCACTGAAGGTGTTATTCAAAACGTTTCAGGCAATAACAGTATTATTAAACTAAAAACAACTGATTCACAAGGAGTTGTAACACACGTTGCAACAGTTAATTCAACTGGACTTATCCCTGCAACTGATAACACATTTAATATAGGCAGTGCTAGCTTGCGTTGGGCAAATGTTTATGCAGCTAACTTTACAGGTCTTGCAGAAAAATCCAGCGCATTAGTAGTTAGTGGAACATCTAGAAGCGGTGATATTAGTGCATCTAATAATTCTGTTGCTGTTCGTGATGCAACTGGTAACATTGCTGCAAACTTATTCCAAGGTACTGCAACACAAGCACGATATGCTGACTTAGCAGAAAAATATACAACTGCTGAAGAGTACCCTGTTGGTACAGTTATGGCAGTTTGCGCACACGAAGATCACGAAACTGAAGCAGCTAATACTAACAGTATTGCAATTGGTGTGATATCACATGCACCTGCATACTTGATGAACAGCGAATGCAACGGACAAGCAATTGGTTTAAAAGGACGAGTTCCTGTGCGTGTAGTTGGACCAGTAAAGAAAGGTCAAGCAGTATACTGCGGTGACAATGGCACAGCAAATGCTGTATTAAATGGTTGCTGTTTAGTTGGAGTTGCATTAGAATCAAGTGACGACGCTTCGGAAAAATTAATCGAATGTGTACTTAAAGTTTAAGGATTACTAATGGCCGATATTACCGCAACTCGAATAAACAATTTACACGAAAAGATTAAACTTGTTCTAGGAGTTGGAGCAGGACAAAATGGATATGGACAAGTTCTTGTAAGTTCTCCTGTTTCAAATTTAGGAGATATTGCATCTGCAGAAGACGTAAATAATATCTACGCTGATGTATTAAAGGCTAGAATACACCAAGTCGGTGTAGGTGATATTGGTATTGCAGAAGTAATACAAAATTTAAATACTATTGCATTAGATACAAGTAATTTTGTTGATGACGATGGAATTACAACACCTGATCCTGAAGGAAATAAAAAGGGTATTGTTGATTTTGAAAACTTAATGTCATCAGTTGAAATTGATAAATTTTTAATGCATCCGTCGCAAGCTGCACTTGAGCCTGCAATTAACAGTGTGAGAACTGCTACTTGGAATGGATTAATTAAACACCAAGTAATTGTAACGTTTACTGATGAAAACGAGCGTAGATATTTTTTTAACACTGGCGGCGAAATTAGAATTAGTGCAAACAATACTAGTGCATCTACACCTAAAGGACTAGATTGGGCTGAAGTTTGCTCACAAGTAGGAATAGTATCATTTAGTGCTAACAATACGCAGAGTACGCAAGGTGGTGCCCAGAGTATTGGTAATTATACATTAACTTCTTCTGATCAAACAGTATATCAAAAAATTGGCGGCGGCACATATAGTACAGTTTACGCAGGAAACATTTATACAATAAAAGCTAGGTCAGAATCTGATAACACTATTATATTTACAGTTGAGTTTAATGACGTTGTGTTTGATAACAACGTCGACAATAATGTAGATGGACGACTTGAAAGTACTTTTCAACATTATCGGGCAAGCGCCGATGTTGATGTTGCTGCACCTGCGTATTTTAATCAAATCACTCTTGCATAATTCGGCTTTAATTGTTTTAACAATTAAATAAAATAAATACTGGGTAAAGAGAGTACTGATGGCTACAACTACAACAATATTAGCAAGTAGATATAACACGCTTAGAAATTTAACAAATAAAGTTCTAGGAGCGTCTGTATCAGCATCACCTAATTATGGTTACGGTCAAGGATTTTCAACTTCTGCAGTTGTTGGATCTAGAGCTGATTCGACATTATCAACTGTTAATAAAATAAGTGCGCAAGATTACGAAGATTTATACATTGACTTAGTAAGAACAAGGGCACATCAAATTGGATCTTTTGCAATATCTCCATTTGTTCTAGGTGACTACGAAACTAACTTAGCTAGCACTGATAAAGTTGAATTGGCATATATGACTGCGCTCGAATCATTAGCTGCCCAAATAGAAACAGATAGATTTTTAATTCATCCAACGCAATTTAATCTAGACACTCTTAAGAATACTCAAGGTGCCCCGCTTGTTAGTACACGATTAAATAGTGCCAATGGCACATGGAATGGGGTTATTACACATATTTTTACAGTAACATTTGAATCAGATGTTAAAAGACGTGAATTTTTTAATGCCGGTGGAGAAATTCGATTAAGCGCACTTGTATCATATGTAGGTAGTCAAGCAAAAACAGTTGATTGGCAAACAATTTTAGCAGCAATGGGTAGTATTAGTTTCAAAGCTAATAATACTGCCAGCAATGTTGCCGGTCAGGGCACAGGCTATCCGATTGGAAATTATCAATTATCTAGTACATACCAACGTGCTTATTCTCGTACCGGCGGAACAACATATGCAAGAAATAACTATACTATAGATGCATTATCACTGAATACATCTACAATACAGTTTAAAGTTTCGTTTGTTGACGGACAACCAAACGATATTACATATGGTATCGACGAAGCAGTATTTGGAGACTTTACTAGCAGAGCTGAACTTGCTCAACCAGACGGAGTAGTAACAATTAATGGAATTGAGCATCCGACTGTATTATTTCCTATTGCAAAGTTACCAAAAGGTTCAACTGTTTCGAATCTAGGATAACCATCTTTTAGGTTGACGCAGATCAAAATTTGTTATATACTGTACAAGTATATTAGGAATAAATTATGGATCAGCGTTTAAAAAAAGCAATTGATTTTTCTAATTATGCGGTTACTCTTAGTAACCAAAAACGCATATTAAACGAAAAATTTAAAGAAAGTTGTGTATATTATTTTAATGGTAGTCAATTTACTATTACTCAAGAAATTATAGGATTCTGTCAAGCATTAGCACATACTACTTCAATTATATTAATTGATGACAACGGTATTCCAGTTAAAATTGATAACTTGTTAAGTTTTACAGCAGATATTATTGAAATATACACTAACGCATCTAATGAATATTTAGATGAATATAACGAATTAAAAAAATCTAGATCAGTTGAAAAATTAATAAATTATGAGTAAAGGTGCAGTACTAATTGCTAAAAATAATAAGTACGTGGACTATATTAAGCAAGCAGTATTTCTTGCGCAACGTATTAAAAAATATTTAGATATTCCAACTACTATTATTACTGATAACACATCGTATCTAGTTAAAACATATGACGCAACTGTTTTTGATCAAATTATCGTGATCAAAGATACTGCATCGTCAGTTAATGAGCGATTATTCTTTGACGGCACAACTTCTAACAAAACAGCTAGCTTTCGAAATAGCAATAGGGCAATAGCATACGAGTTATCGCCGTATGATGAAACATTATTATTAGATACTGATTATATTATTTCAAATAATATTTTAAAAAATTGTTTTAAATCAAATAATGATTTTTTAATATATAAGGATGCAAGCGATCTTGCCCAGGTTAGAGATGAACAAGAATTTAAATTTATAAGTGAGATTGGTGTAGACTTTTATTGGGCTACTGCTGTATTTTTTAGGAAAACATTATCTAATAAAATATACTTTGATCTTGTATCTCATATTGAAGAGGAATGGACACACTATCGTAGAACTTATCAGATCGAATCTTCTACATTTAGAAATGATTATGCCTTTAGTATTGCTATCCATATTATGAATGGATTTCAACAAGGAGACTTTGCTAATCCAATGCCGGGAAAAATGTGGTACACTACTGATAAAGATTTGTTAATTTCTTTAACTGATGGTAATATGACTTTTCTTGTTGAGAAAAAGAATGAATTAGGTAATTATACAGCCTTATCGTCGTCAAATCAAACAGTACATGTTATGAACAAATTTAGTCTAGGGCGCATAATCGATAAGGAATTTGCAAATGTCTAACGGATATGTAATGCTTGCGCAAAACAGCCAAGATAACTATGTATTGCAAGCATGCCTTTGTGCAATGAGTTTAAAAGTAACACAACAGTTTTCGAATGTGTCATTGATAACTAACGATGATGTTCCCCAAGAATATCAACATTTATTTGATAAAATTATTCCTATTCCCGGAACCGACGATGCAGCCGATTCTAATTGGAAGATTGAAAATCGGTGGAAAATTTATAATGCAAGTCCGTATAACAAGACAATAGTATTAGATACAGATATGATTGTGCTTAGTGACTTAACATCGTATTGGAATTTTTTAGAAAAGTATAAAATATTTTTTACAGGCAATGTTTATAACTATCGCGGAACAATTGCTGATAATAGTTTTTACAGACAAACATTTCTTGACAATAACTTACCTAATCTATATAGCGGGCTACATTATTTTGAAAAATCTAATTCTGCTAGTGAATTCTATTTGTGGTTAGAAGTTGTATTAACTAATTGGCAATTGTTTTATAAATCTTTTTTAGATATTAAATCTAGACCAGTGGGTCCTAGTATTGATGTGTGTGCAGCAATAGTTGCAGTGATATTAGATATTAATATCACTAATTATAAACCACTGTTTACCCATATGAAATTAAAAAGCCAGGGTTGGTTAAAACCTTCATCCTCTTGGCAAATACATGCAGGTTGTTACGTATCAACGGATGGAACAATTAAGATTGGTAATTATTTACAAACGGGTATATTGCATTATACTGAAAAAGACCTGTTGACTAATACTAACATTGTTTCAATATATAAGGATATTTTAAATGTCTAATCTGCAAGAATTATTTAAAAAAATATCAAATACATCTATTAATGTTAATCAAAATACTTACGTTTACTACGATAGTTTAGGTATAATAAATAAAATTAGTAATCGTAAATTAAATGACACTGAGTTTAATATATTAGAAATTCCTATCGACGATACTAACGATATATTATCAGGTAAAAAAAGAACAAGTGATTATATAGTAATTAATCACCCTGAAACAAAAACTCCTATACTAACACTTGTTAGTAATGTATTAATTACACCTGATGCAACTAATAATTGTTATAATATACCCAAGAATATTTCTAATGCAAATGTTACTATTATAAAAAATTTAAAAGCAAAATGTTGGGAATTAAAACTTGATGCCGCTAGTAAATTGTTTATAGAAAGTTTAAAAGACTCAAAAAACGTATTTTATTTTAGTGTAACAAAAAAGAATGATCCTAATATACTTTATAGATCTATTGAATTTAAAAATGTATCACCGGTGCCGTTTGAATACCCGTTTGAATTTAATAACGAAGATGTAAGTATATATACGTCAAAATATTTTAATATATATTCTATGGAAATTAAAGATGCCACAATTATTTAAAGTAATCGACTGTGATATTATCTATCTAAGTTATGATGAGCCGAACGCAGAAAAAAACTATGCAGATTTGTGTACTAAAGTGCCTTGGGCAAAACGTGTACACGGTGTAGAAGGCAGTGATGCTGCACATAAGGCTTGTGCAAATCTAAGTGAAACAGATCGTTTCATTACTATTGACGGCGATAATATTGTTGACAGAGATTTCCTTAATCAAGAAATCGAGTTTAAAGAGCATGTTGACTTGTCTACTAGTGTCATCAGTTGGTCTGCAAAAAATTCTATTAACGACCTTACATATGGCAACGGCGGCATCAAGTGCTGGCCTAAGCAGCATGTATTAAACATGCGTACACACGAAAATGCTGATGCTGATAATATTGCAGCACAAGTAGACTTTTGTTGGGACTTGAATTACTTACAGCAAAATGCAATATTTTCTACTATACATAACAATGCTACACCTCAACAAGCCTGGCGTGCTGGATTTCGTGAAGGGGTCAAAATGTCACTTGATCAAGGAGCCAAACCCTGCATAGAAAATTTTATAAATGGTCACAAGCGTAACCTACAACGACTATATATTTGGTTAATGGTCGGTGCAGATGTGCAAAATGGTCTTTGGGCAATACTAGGCGCAAGAGCAGGTTTATACATGACAATGTGTACAGATTGGGATTATGTACAAGTACGTGACTTTGAGTATTTAAATGATTTATGGAAAGTTTCTTTTGAGTCAATTGAAGATATTGAATATGAAATAGAAGAATACGGCAACAAACTTATACAAAAGTTACAAATACCGATATCTTCTGTGCCATTTAATAAACAGCAAAGTGCATTTTTTAAACAAATGTACGTTCAACCTGTACGTACTACTGATATAAGCAACATTGTTATAAAAAGTAATTATGACATATTTATGATTTCTTACAATGAATCTAACGCAGATGTAAATTACGAAAAGTTAAAAAAGAAATTTTCTCGAATTAAACGAATAGACGGCGTTAAAGGTATTCATGCTGCACACAAAGCCGCAGCAGATGCATGCACTACACCGATGATGTGGGTAATTGACGCTGATGCAGATGTGTTAGACACATTTAATTTTGATTACAATGTCGATGACCACGATCGAGATTGTGTGTTTGTATGGCATAGTAAAAACCCAATCAACGATTTAGAATATGGATATGGAGGCATCAAGTTATTTCCTACTAAACTAACTCGCAGTATGGATATGTCTAAACCTGATATGACTACAAGCATTAGTACTAAATTTAAGAAGATGGAAGAAGTAGCGTGTGTTACTCGATTTAATACAGACGAATTTAGTACTTGGCGTAGTGCATTTAGAGAATGTTGCAAACTTAGTAGTAAAGTAATTGATAGGCAGAAAAATGAAGAAACAGAACATCGTTTACATGTCTGGCAGACAGTCGGGAAAGACCGTCCTTACGGAGAATGGGCTATTAAAGGCGCAGAAGCAGGGACTGCTTACGGAACAGCAAGTCAAGGCGACATTGAAGCTCTTAAAAAAATAAATGATTTTGAATGGTTAATGGAGAAGTTTAATGAACAAGGAAACTAACACAAATTCCATCAGTTGGCTGCATGGCTTGCAAGATTATTTTGAATTTACAAACAAACATGATATTTCTCAATTTTGTAAAAACTTTTTAAAGGTTTTATATTCTGAAAATAAAGCACCTGTACTGCGCAATGTAATACTTGAAGGTATAGAAACCAACCCTGTAGATAACGTTGTTAACTTTTTTAGTCATACTGTTAATGATGAACAAAACATGAAACTAAAGGAAATTAGTACAGCCTTACAACTATTATATCCAAATGAAGAACTATTAAACATATTAGCAAAGTATTATAGATTGCATGATACAAATATTGCTGATGCATTTAGTAGAGGACAAGTAAATAGCAAAACATGGATGGTTTCTGAATTAGCAAAAATTAAAGATAATTTTGAAATGATTCATATTCATGCTGGTTGGATGGGTCAAACAAGATTATATTTAGATGCTGCAAATATTTCTTATAATAAAATGAGAATATTTGATGTTGATAGGTTTGCTTGTGAAGTGAGTGACACAATATTCAACAACGATCTTATTGAAGGATACAAAGCTAAAGCAACTGAACTAAGACTTCCTCTTAGAGACGATTCAGAGGAAGAACAAAATATGCCTTGGGTGACTAGAACTGGTATCGAGTACGATGTACAAAATTATAACAAAGGTAATTCTTACAAAGAAAAAACAATGCCTGATTTAATTATAAATTCTAGTGCAGAGCACATGAGCAGTGTGTGGTATCACAAAATGATTAATCGTCCTATGGAAACAGATCCTTTATTTGTAATACAAACAAACAACTTGTTTGATGTACTAGAGCATCAACTGTGTGTATATACTTTAGATCACATGCAAAAGAAGTTTCCTATGAGTAGATTAGAGTTTGCTGGAGAAAAAGAAATGTACGGATATAAAAGATTTATGATGATAGGTCGACCATGAATTTAGATAATTTAAGTTTAAGAGATCTTCAAAAAGAAAGTGCTAAGGCATTAAGCACAATAGAAGCTACTAATAACAATATTTGGCAATTTAACAAACAAGCACATCACAATAGTCAAAATTGGTATAAGGCAGTTATTGAATGGTATGTAGAACAGTACGGAGACTTGCCTAGTCGAGTAGGTCCTGGCAAAGATATAAAATTGGTATTAGAATGATTTTTAAAAATAATATTAAACTTTACTACTTTAAAGACACGCAAGAAATTACCCTTAGTATCAAAGTAGCTGATAATTTTGTTAATTCATATAGATTTACAGAATCGCAATTTGATAAAATAATAGAAAATTGGGATAAACCTGGCGGAATTGAATTTAGAACAAATAACGGTAGTTGGATGTTCCAACATAAAAAAAGAGGACCTAGACCAGTTTGTGAGCCTGCAAATTATGTTAGAATTGATTACTGGCGCGACGAACAAAGTTTTCATTACAGATTAAATTATGATGATATGATTAGTATTGTAAAAGATTATTTTTATCAAAAGGAAATCAAGTAAATGTACAATTACACAGATATTAAAGAAGTACACTTGGAAGTAACACAACGATGTCAAGCTGCATGTTCTATGTGTGATCGTAATATAAATGGTGGTGAAGATAATCCTCATATTACGAATGCAGAACTTTCATTAGAAGACTGCAAGCGCATCTTTAAGCCAGAGTTTATTGCACAATTAAAAACTATGTATATGTGTGGAAATTTAGGTGATCCGATTGTTGCTAAAGATACATTAGAAATATTCAAATACTTCCGCGAACATAATCCTAATATGTGGCTAAGTATGAATACAAACGCAGGAGCAAAAAATGTTGAATGGTGGACTGAACTGGCCCATGTCTTTGGAAGAATGGGGGCTGTTATTTTTAGTGTCGACGGTCTTCGCGATACGAATCATATTTACAGACAAGGTGTAAATTGGAACAATGTAGAACGTAGCATGAAAGCGTTTGCTAGCGCTGGCGGCAGAGCACGTTGGGATTTTTTAATATTTGAACATAATGAGCATCAAGTAGAAGAAGCAGAAGCTCTTTCAATTAAATGGGGTTTTGAAAAATTTATCAAGAAGAAAACTGGCCGATTTGTAACATCGAAAGTTAAAGCTAAAGAAACACACCAATCGGTAAATAGAAAAGGTGAACAAACTGCTGTATTATCAAAACCTAAGAAAAAAGAAAATATAAATTTGGCATTACAAAAACAAGCTGAAATTGAGAAATCTTATGGCGGTATGAAGAACTATCTTGATAAATGTAACGTTTCGTGCAAAGTAGCTAAACAAGGAAGTATTTTTATTACAGCTGAAGGATTGTTAATGCCGTGTTGTTGGACTGCTGGCCGCATGTATAAATGGTGGCACGCTGATCCTAAAATAGAACAAATATGGGATCATATAGATGTCGCTGGCGGCAAAGAAGGAATTAGTGTAATAAACAACGACATTAAAGATGTTGTCGATGGCAAATTAATATCTAGTATTACTAATAGTTGGAAACTTGATAGTGTTAAAGAGGGAAAATTAGGAGTATGTGCGCAAAAATGTGGAACCGAGTTTGATCCTTATGCTGAACAATTTAAATAAGTAGTAGTATGACAGACAATAACCCCCCTTCAGAAACATTTTGTTTGCTACCTTGGGTGCATTTAAGCACAAGACCGGACGGTAGCATGCGAGTATGTTGTACCGCAAACGCAAGTAGCGTAGGTCCTACGAATGATCACACCCATTATGGCCAAGTTGGTGTTCTTAAAACAGAAGACGGCAAGCCTAACAACTTGAATGTAAGTGATTTTGAAACTGCCTGGAACAGCACATATATGAAAAATGTGCGTAAACAAATGCTTGCAGGAGAAAAGCCAGCTAGTTGTTTAAAATGTTACAAAGAAGAAGCAGCCGGCCATAATAGTAAGCGTATGTGGGAAACTGCGTATTGGAGTCAGCGTGTCGATGTTGACAAATTAATTGCTGATACTAAAGAAGACGGAAGTGTTCCTCCACAGCTTGCATATATAGACTTAAGATTTGGTACTAAGTGCCAGCTTGCATGTGTGATGTGCAGTCCACACGATAGTAGCGGTTGGATCAAAGATTATAAAGCAATCTTTCCTGCTGTAGAAAATGCAAGCCTAAAAGAAACTATGCAATGGCAGGATAAAGGCAGCTATAACGGCAGTAGCTACAATTGGCACAAACAGAATCCTACATTCTGGAAACAGTTCTATGAGCAAATGCCAAGTATGCAACAAATTTATTTTGCTGGCGGCGAAAGTCTTATTATTGAAGAACACTATGAGATTCTTGAACATGCTATTAAAATGGGCTATGCTAAAAACCTTGAATTGCGATACAACTCAAATGGTGTAGAATGGCGCGAAGATTTGTTTGAGTTATGGAAAGAGTTTAAGCTAGTACGCTTCCATTACAGTATAGACAGCATTGAACAAATGAATGATTATATTCGTTATCCTAGTAAGTGGACACGCCAAGCAGAAGTATTTCATATATTAGACAAAAAAACAAGCAATAACGTAGAAGTTACTGTAGCATGTGCAGTTCAAGCACTGAATATATATTATATCCCTGATCTTATTAAATGGAAACTTGAACAAGGGTTTAAAAAGATTAACATGTGGCCATTTGGCGCCGGCGGGGTAAATTATCACTTTGTTTATCATCCGCCGCATCTTAATGTTAAGGTCCTGCCTAATGAATTCAAAGCAGCGTGTCGCAAAAAGTATGAAGAATTTTATCCATGGTGGGAAGCTAATTGGGAGAAAAGTATACCAAGCTGGCATAAAGGCAAAGTAGACTACGATACTTGGCGCAATGCAAGTTATGGTATTAAACGTCTTGAAGGCATGCTAAAATTTATGGAAAGCGAAGACTGGACTGTGCGATTGCCTGAAACAAAAGAATTTTTAGATTTATGCGATAAACAACGTGGTGTTAAGTTTGAAGAAACATTTCCAGAAATGAAAGATATATTTAAAGGATTAGAAAATGGCAGTAAATGATTACCTAAGAGAGCACTATATGTTGCCTATGGATCATCCAATAGCAATAGAAAACATGCGCAGACATAGTTCTAAAGCTGAAGTGTTAGAAAACATGTTTAGTGCAGCTGAGTTAGACAACATATGGAAACAAGCATTTAAAAATGATCGTCAACCTAGACTCAATCGAAACGGTACTGTTCTTATTGCAGGCGGGTTAGAAGAAATTTACTTAGAGTTTAAAGAACGTATTGATAACTTTATGGGACCTGCTGCTGCATTATCGCCTAGCATTGGAGGCAACTACTTTATTACGCCTCAACAATATGGATTGCACAATGACAGTATCAGGCCAGAAGACTTTGAAAACACTTATAAGCATACGCCGCTAAATCACGAACGTAGAAAATATACATGTTGGAAAAACTTTTTAATTCCATTATGGATAGGAACACATCACGACGAAGTAGATGGCGGCCAAATTGTATTTTTTAATCAACGTCATATTGATTGGGCACATGTATATAATGGCGGAAACAAAACACCAAACATTGCTAGTGTTTACAAAATTACAACAGATTATACTGAAATTCAATTTCATGATGGTGACGGAAATGCAATACCTAAAGAAAATAATGCAACACCATTTGACAAAACTATGCATAAACTATGGATGAATACTCCATACGAGCGTCTACAAGGTTTAAGTCTTGAGAAGATTATTCCATGGGAACCTACTATTGGGATGAGTTTTGATGCAACTCAGTTACATGCAAGTAATGAAGGCACAAAAGCAGCTGGCAAAAAGATGTGGAATAGCAAAATGGGATTACTTCTTACATATCTAATTGAACTAGATGACGACTTATTGCTCGATTGGAGAGCTGAACAAGCTAAGATGTAAATCGATCTAACGCTAAAGGTAGTAATATTTCTGCTACCTTTAGATTACCTTGTAAACTTAAATGATGTCCGTCATCTATGCAATACGGATTTATATCAAATTCTTCAGCAGAAACAAAATCAAATTCTTTTCTAATATCATCATAACACCGTAAGGGAAATCCCGACCGTTGAGCGTCTATAATCTGATGACCATACATTATAAACGGAATCTTTGAGTTTTCTAATATCTTTTTTGCTAGCAATACTTGCCCAAAAAACTCTGAATTCTCGTCATACTGTATACGGTTCTTAAAGACAAAAAAAGTATTTAAATTTTTACCAGTAATTGAATGCCTTTTTGGTACTATACTCTGAGTACTATACCAGTGATAGTTTTTATATTCATAATCGCGTAGAGTATAAACAGTTGAAGAAGGGTATTTAGGTGTAAACTCAATAAAGTCTTTTTCACTTACTGGAGTAAAATCTAATAAATTCCTACTGTATCCTCTGCCTAACGTAGTAGATTGAAAAATTATTGCATCAA